GCTGCGATTGTTACATCACTGTCAAGTGACTGTGCATTAGTTCTAAACATGCCACCATGCTTGAAGTTACCCTTGTTTGCTTCAGGTGCTGTAACACTACCGTCTGTTAGAGCAAGGTAGTTGACAAAGATGTTACCTGTTCCTGAAGAAGGTGCTGCACTAAAGGTCAGTGTTGTACCGTCAGGCACTGTATAAGCGTTACTGTCCTGCACTACACCATCTACTGATACAAGTATATCCTGAACGCTAGTGACGGTCTGTGACAGCGTAAATGTCGTGTCAGAGCCATCTCCATTAAACCTTTGCACAGATGGTATTGTGTTAAATGTGGTTGCTGTTACGTTACCTACATAAGGCATTATGTTATCTCCATGACTGATATAGTAATATCACTAGCTCCTGATGCAGTAAGTGTAATTTCATCAGTGTCTTCTAATACTATTTTATTTCCTGCTAACAACTCAAGAGATGCACCAGAAGGTATAGGTGCATTTTTAACTAAATGTACTGTATTATTAGCACCACCATTAGTACCACTATGTGTTCTACTAGCTGTATCTGATACAAGTTTAACTGATACTGTAACTTGACTTGTTGTTGTGTTAGCAACCATAACTCCTAACAATATCGTTGCAACAACTGAACCACCTGCAACATAAATCTGTTCTTCAGACGTTATTCCTGCCGCTGTAATTGTCTTAAATGTATTTGCCATATTTTTCTCCTTATCCTAATGCAATGGCTAATGCTGTAGCTTCGTTTGATGCTGATACTGTTGTTGCAACAGTTCCTGATTCATCTCCGAATGTAAAAGTTCTATCTGCTGTTGGGTCTGTTATAGCAAATGTTGTTTCAAAATCGTTATCTGTAGCACCCTCAAATGTAATACCTGTAGCTGTTACATTACTAGCTGCACCTACAGTATTACTTACAAATGCTTTAATGGACTGCTGTGTAGCAATAGCAGTGGCACTGTCAGATGACATATCATCTTCATCAAGGATAGCTGTTACAGTTGCGCCACTAGCAAGTGTTACACTACTAAATGTACTTGCTGCGGCACTGTTAGCACCAATCACTGTTCCGTCAATAGCACCACCATCAATGTCTACTTTACTAATATCAACTTCACCAGTACCATTAGGTGTGATTGCAATATTACCATCAGCACCATCAGCGATTGTAATTACACCAGAACTTGAACCTGCATTAGTATTTAATGTTAAGTCACCTGTGCCATTTGTGGTAATTGTCACATCAGCATTATTGTCACCAACACGCACTGTGTCAGCATCAAGCTGAACATCGCCAGTACCATTTGGAGTTAGAGCAAGATTACCATTAGTGTTAGTGCTAATAATAGCATTACCATTGAGATTTATATTACCAATAGTAGCACCACTACCATTTAACTTTAGTCTTTCTGCTGCAGTAGAACCACTTGACATAGTTTTAAATACCATGTCAAACTCTTCAGAGGTAGGTGTAAGACCAGTTGTTACAGACTCAATTATACCACCTGTCTCAAGTGTACCTGCTGCAGTCTCAGTAGAGAACTCAATACCAGTACCAATACCCACGGCAGGTGTGCCACTGCTTTGTACTTGTAGTTTAAGTATGTCAGTAACAGAATTTGTAGTGCTGTTTTCTACATTAAGAGTAACACCTGTATTGTGTACATGTGTTATACTTACTTCACTATCTCCTCCAAGATTAATTACTGCAGCGTCTGATGTCAGGCTAACATCATCACCTACATTTAAATCTGTGCTAATGTCAACCTGACCTGTTACATTTACACCATCTGCATCCGTAGCAAACTTAGTAACATTATTGTGTAATAAAGTTGCAGCACCATCTTGTGTAAACTGAGCCATAACTTCATCATTAGCGGCATTTTGAATTTTTACTTCATTACCACTTATTATTAAAGAACCAGTTCCAATGTCAGAAATAAAACTGTTATTAGTGTCATGGAATATTTCTAAATCAGGTGAGGAGCTATTTCCAAATGTAAGTTTTTCACTATCGTCAAGATGTAGTCCATCCAAGGCAATACTACCAGTAACGGAAATACCTGTTGCTGTTGTTGCTAGTTTAACAGAATTGTCATGATATAAACTTACAGCACCATCCTCTACGAATTGTGCCATAACCTCTGAGCCATCATTCTTTCTGACTTCAACTGTGCTACCGTCTAATGCTAGTTTACCTGTGCCTGAATCTCTTATAATACTATTTGATGTATCATGAAATATTTGTAAATCTGCATCTGCACCAAAAGTAGCTTTAGCACTATCTGCAAACTCTAGTGCATTATCACTAGCATCAAACACAATGTTGTTTGCTGCACCTGTTAAAGTAACATCACCTGTAGTAGTTACGTTTACAAGATTAGCTGTACCTGCTAGGAATAGGTCCTTAAACTTTAGTCCTGATGTACCAATATCAAGTGTGTTGTTTGTTTTAGGTTTAATCTCTGTAGTGCTTGCTACAAAGTCTTGAGCAGGTCCAAGCACTGTAACAGGACCACCTTCGGATGATGTGCCATCATGTGTGTGTCCTGAACTACTGTTAAAGGCAGCTTCAATGGCATCATATTCACCATCAAAGTCAGAAGCGTTTATAATGTTACCATCAGCAATATTATTACTGGTATCGGTTCTAGTGTAGCCTGTTCCCATAATTTTTACCTTCTATCGTTCAATCCATATTCAACTGTCAGTGCATCAATTGAGTAGGGTGGGTTTGTATCATCTGAATCAAACTGAAATGACACTGTAAATCCTGAACCTACAACTTGTGCTTCAAATAGTTTAAGCAACTTTGTACCAAATTTTGTACTACCAAATGTGCCTGTTCCAAAAAAACCAACAACTCCTTGTGTATTTAAGATACTAAGTGGTGCAGGTTGAATAGTACCTTGACTATCAAAGTCTAGTTTTAAACTCACATTAAATGAAACACTACCTTGAGGGTCAGTATATAAAAATAGCTTATAAAATGTCTTTCTTCTACGTGGGTCACTTATAGGCATGTGTGGTGTAGCAAATGTAGTTTTAATATTTGCACCATCAAATGAGTTGCCACTTTCCATCTGATACAAGTAACCATCGTCATGTGAGAACAGTACTACCTCTGTATTCTGATTATAGTTACTGTCTGCTACGTTAGCTCTTATCCCTCGTGTTTCTGCCCAAGCCATGTTATCACCACCTTGAGGAGCAAACTGTGTTGCTAGTATGCCTTGAGCATTTTCTTCTGTAATATTGGTATTAAAACCAAGTATTCTATACTGAGACTTTTCACGAATTACACAACTTGTAAATGACGTATTAGCAGAAATAAAACGTGTCATTGTATCTTGGATTGTTTTAGATACGACAGCTAATCCAAAATCTCCTATTCTGTCTGTTCCACTAACGAGTCTTAATCCATCAGGACCAAGAAACATTACATCACCACCTATTTCTTGTACAGTGTCTGAATCAATACATCCAATGTCTGTTGTAATTGGCTGTAGATTAAAGTCTGCAACGGTATTACCTGTTAACTGGTGAATGCTAGTCTCTGTAAAGATAATTAACTGTTGCCTAAATACTGCTAGTGCAGTAACTGTACCACCAACATTTATATTTCCTCCACCATTTGCTACCGAAAAGTCTGTGTCTGTATATGGTGCAGTAAATGTTACTGTAGAGCCTTTAGCAAAGAATAAATGATTCTTAACTTCTGCCACAAAGGTTGCACCAATTACATCTGTAGGTGCATCCAATAAAACTGTAAATGTAGCGTTGTCATAAAGTGCAGGTTCATTTAAACCATCGACAAGTGCAATCTTTTCTGTGCCGTTAAAATTATACTTAGCAAATCTAGTTTTGTTAGCACCTTCTCTGCTTGTTGATAAGAAAGTAATTACTGCATTATCAGCAGGACTACTTGCAAGTGCAGGATTAATTGACAGGGTAGCACCACCTGATGAAACTGTGGCATTTGCTAGAACTGTATATACTTTGTCTATACCTGCAACTTTAAATACGTCACCTGCTTGTGGAGCAGAAGTTAAACCATCAATTGCTAGACTGCTACCAGTTTGACTACCTGCATTTACAAGAGGAGTGCCGTAGTCTGGTACGTTAATCTTTGTAAAGCCACTACCACCACTTTTAAATATGTCAGCATTTTTACAAACAATTGCGCTGTCTTCCCATGATGCAACACCTATAGTCACATAATTAGATGTTGTTGTTTTAAAGGTTACAGCTGCTGCATTTGCAGGACTGCTTGCTAACGATGTTGAAAGAGTTAATGTAGCTCTATTGTTTGTAGCATCAAAACTAACACCCCCAGATGCAATTGTATAAGTACCACTAACTCCTGCTATTTCTAAAGTATCACCTGCAACTGGTGTAGTGTGTATTGCACCTATTATTAATGTTGTTCCAGATTGACTCGCCCCATGTACCACAGGTGAGCCGTATGGTGGGATAATATTACTATCATACTTATCAAATCCCTCAATCCGTCTGTAACCACCCTCAACAGAGGGTTCAAAGTTACGTAGTATTCTTGCACTTCCCGGTGAATTTGTACCTTGTTGCAGAGGAGAAAGGTTTGTTATAAGACCTCCACGAAACTCAACTGGATAGGTTTGCCATGCATCCATTGTGTTAGCCTTTAAATATTAAAACTGAAACCAGTACTTACTCCACCTGTATTACCAGTAAGCATATATGACCTTACATATGGGGTTCTATTTATAAGCTGTGAACGCATATATTTAATACCTTCGTCAAATTTTTGTTTCATCACCATCGCATCTTGTGTGTTACCTCTAAATAGATAACCATAGTGCATTGCGCCATCTACAATAACATGCTGAAATCTTTCTGGAATTGTTGGAGCATCTGTAGTTGCAGACAAATCTGTTGGAAATGTATAATATTCAAATACCAGTTCATATGCTTTGTCTGGTTCTGGTGTCATAATAAATTTTAAATCTGGTGCTTGTGCTACATGTTTAGGTACACCTTGACCAGTAGATGTATTGTACTCTTGTTGTACAAATCTATCTAAATAATCTTCATATACAATTTCTGTAAGACGTGTGGTGGAATTGCCTAGTGTAGTATTCTCTTTAATACGAAATGTGTTAAAGTTAATTACTTTGGCATCTGTGGGAAAAGCATAACGGCTTGTGTTAGCAACTAATGTTTGCTCTTTTGTGGTATGATTAAAAGACCAAAAATACTCTGACTGATTTATGTATCTAATAGCAGCATTGACTGCATCTTTAGCTTGTGAGTAAAAACCTGTAGCTGTAGCAAAATTAGATGAAGTAAGTTCTACCTCATTCAACCTTCTGTTCATTGCGTTTACTAAGCCAAGAAAATTATATGCCATTCAATATATCCTTTTTAGGATTGTTTTGTCATATCTAATATGATGTTGTATGTTTCTGTGTTAGCAGCCCCAACAGTTGTAAACATGATGTCACCTGTTTTACCTGAACCTGCGTTGTTTTGTAGACCTCCAAAGCTAGAGAAGTCATAATATCCTTCAGTGTCTAATAGTTTGTATGCTTCTACATCTGAAGATGCATCCCAAAGTATTTGTACTTTCATTCCGTCATTTACAAAATGTATTCTATCTATTGTTACACCTGTGCATGTTGC